AACGGCAGATGCTTTGGTTATCTGTTCTTGTAATTCTCTATTCTTAACAACGAGCTCATCCATCTGATCGACAAGACCAGGGCTTACTTCATTCAATTGATCAGAATATTTATTTATAACACTCATTTGATCAAGATTAGCAAAATCATCCATGATTTCATCAATGTCTGCTTGGTTCATTCCTCGTTGACCAGCTAATCTTTGTATTTTAGTTTGTGCTTCTGCATAAAGACCTCTTAAACTTCGTTCATTTTTTGTTTTTTCTCTTGTGAGTTGTCTAACATTAATTTTTGTTTGTGGTCCTTCTACCTTTGGTGGCACAAATCCATAGCGGTCCGAGAGCCGCGTCCAACCAATGACGTAAGTATCTGATTCATTTGGTATACCAAAATTATGTTGCTGGATATTCTCACCACCAAACATTGACTGTGGATAGTCGCCTGGATCACCAGGTAATTTATTTCTATCTAAGTATAAAATTCTTTCGCGTTGTGTGTCTGGTATAAAACCAGGTTCCGCGTATCCTGTATATTTTGTATCAACAGCGCCTTTTAAATTAATAATATCGGACCCCATACCTGTTGCATGCACTTTCATACCACTGATTGGTGCAGATCTTATTTGAGAAAGAACTTGTTGTTTTGGTATTGGTGCGTTGTCATCAAATAATTTTAATAAAGACGCGATACGGTAATCTTCGACCTCTGATTTTTTAATTCTGTTTTTGTTCAAGAAATCAAGAACTGCTTGCTTGTTAACAAACTCGTCTGGAGCGTTAGCCAAAGCACGTTCAATGTCTGAATAGAATACTGAAGTCATTGGTTGATTGGTGAGTGGTGTTACAGCAATATCACCAACATCCGTTAACACTGCACCTGGCGTTGGATCAAATATATCTTCCTCTGATCTTTTTACTTTTTCTGTTTCTAAACTCTCTGCTTGTTTCTTTGTTGGGTTTACTAATTTTTCTTTTGGTGTTGGTATTGGTGCAACTTCATTAACAGGTGCTTTACCAAATAGTTTAAAGAATGGCAGTTTTAAACTTGCCACTTCATAAGAACCTTCAGGAAGGTCATCTTGAAATATGTCTAAGTCTTCCTGTTCTACCATACCACCATAAGAATATCCTTTTGCTCCAGAACTTTCTAGTATTTTTATTGCTTCCAATAAATCAGCTTTCTCTGGCAAAGGGTCTCCTACTTTTTCTAATTCAGAAATTAACCCTTTTAATTTTGTAGATAGTTTTCTTTTCTTACCTATAGTTATTCCAGCTTGTTGACCTTCAACACCCATAATCTCCATAATTTTTTGTATCTTTGCTAATCTACCATAGTCACCCATTTTTCCAGCAACGTTAGCTTGATTCTCTAAAGCTTTTTGAACACCTTGATTATATGGTGATATATCTAAATATAAAAAATCAGGATTAACACCCTGTCCTATAAATTTTTCAGGGTCATACCCTATTTCTTTTTTTACTCCTTCTCTCTTAGGTGGTTTCATTTTTGTTTTTTCAAAAGTATGAGCTATCTGAACAGAAGCTCTATCTCCTCCTTCAACAGGAAAAATACGTTGTAAAAAAGGTCTTATTAAAGGACTAACTTTTTTTCTAACATCCTCCATTTTTTTAAATTCATTAAACATTTTTTGAGCAGGATTAGCTAGATCAGTTGCATCTCCTATTTTAACTACATCAAATAAAGTATCTAGATCAGTTGTAGGTAGTGTATCTCTTAAAAACTCATAAAATTTAAATTTTGGATTTGAAATTATATCAACTTGCCCTGCTTTATCTGTTGCTTTTAAATTCAATATTCTTGAATCAAAAACATCTTCGCCTAAAGGTGATAAATCTGTTAAAGGGTCATCCAAAGGTGTTATGGGTTCATCAGGAAAAGTTTGTTTAAACTTTGCTACTAATTCAGATCTCCTTGCTGCTTCTTCTCCTCCTTCAATAACACCTAACGTTTCATCACTATATTTTAAACCTCCAACTTCTGATCCAGGTCTAGCAAGATAAGTTTTAATTTCTGGTTTAAGAGTTTTTAATGTTGTAATAATTTTATTTTTTGAACTAACTGAAGTAAGTGGTTTAAAATCATCAGGAAACGCTTTTACCAATTGATCATAAAATGTAGCCATTGGCATCACTATTTGAGACTCACTTGCCTCTTGTAATTCTTTTGCTAACCTAACAGCCTTGTTTGCTTTTTCAGTATTTTTAATTAAAGATTGTTGCATATAAGCTTCGTTAGCATTGGCTTGTGATCTTTTCTTTTGATAAGTAGTAATTTCTTCTTGTTTCGCTTTTGTAATATATCCTTGTTTCTGTAAATTTTTTGCATGCATACTAACAGGTGTGTTAGTTGGTTGATAACCAGCAGCGGCTCTTTCTTTATTTACAATATTTAAATATGGATTATCTGCTTTAAGATCAAGTTTAGAGAAATTTGTTTTTTCTAACATACTTCCTATTTTTGTTTTTACTTCGTCTGTTAGTTGAGCTGCTTTTGGTTTTAACGGAGGAGCATCTTTAAGAGGTTTTGTTGCAAGCAAAGATTCATCAAAATCTTTTAATGGTAATCCACCAGGAAAAGCTTCATCTTTTGTTCTAATAACACCTGCTGTTTTTTTCTTTGTAGGTTTTCCTTTTGCAAATCTAAGAAATGCTTCACGTTCTCCACCTTGAACAAGTGGTTTCATGTCTTCAAAAAGACTCATTGTTTCTGAATCTGATAAAGTACGTATTAGTTCTTTATCTTGTACAAGATCAATAACACTTGTCTTACTAGCTTGGCTACCTAATTTTTTTACTCCTGCTTTTATTAAAGCTTTTACACCAATGCCTACACCAATAAAATCAAATGTATCTATAGGCAACATAAAAGAAGCTATCTTTTCATCTAACGGAAGTTCACTGTGTGAAACACCAGATGCTCTTTTTTCAAATGCTTTTTTTTGTGCTCCATATAAGAAATCCCTTACACGGGTAAAATCTTGACCAAGTGTATATTTTTTAAATCCTAAATCTTCTAGTATTTGTGATCTTTCATCACCATATGCTGCCATTTGATATAATCGTTTTACAGGTAAACCAACCCTATCAGCAATCTCTTGATTTTTATTTTGCACTGCTTTTAGATCAGCCACAGCCTCATCTGATGGTGCTAGAAAATTGTAAATAGTGGATACCCCTCGCATAAACGTTTCATCACCTTCAAATTGTTCGGGGGGCGGCGGTTCAATACCAGAGCCTACAGGGGATGATCTTAATGAACCAGGTCCTCCTTCTCCAAACTCTACACTTATCTCAGGAAAAGGTTGTTGTGTTTCTTCATCAATTTGTAAAAAATCTGGTTGTAGTTCGTCTTGCATTAGTAATATTCCCTTGGTTCGATGTATTTTGGTTCATCCACATAATCAGACTCTAGACTAATAAAATTACCTTGTCTAAATCGCAACAACGCTTGTGTTGTTGAATCAACTAAATCGTCATGATCACCATAAGGGAAAGCTGCACATTCTTCAATAACTTCTTCTGCCCAGCGGTCGTCGGTACACCACACTTGACCCGCTTCAAAAATAGGAGCCACGGAGTTTACACGTACATGCTTATCATTGCCCTTACTAGGCGTATAAGTTACTACAGGAATTCCTAATTGTCGTAGCTCCTGTGTTAAGGGCATACCAGAAGCTTTGGCTTCTATCAAGATTGTTTCGGGTTCCCAGTATTTATATTCATCTAATGCAATCTCTTTAAGTTCGGGAAAATCCCAACGTCCCTTACGCATTGCTAAAAGTATAATGTGAAATGGTCCGTGTTCCACGGGTTTAAATACACCCCACGTTGTTATTGCACTAAAGTCTGCTGTCTCTTTTTTACTGAACGCTGTATCATAACTTTGTATAACGTGCGTTAAATCAGGTATCTTTTCTTTTGGCCACACTTTCCACCAGTCACGTTTGATGATAGATCCTTCTTCACTTGTTGGTGCTTGTTGCCATTGTGCCTGCCACTTCTGTTCTGACAGAGAAGCTTTAACACCTTTCAATTCATCTATGTTCCAAAACTCAGGCCATAGTGGTTTATCGTTTAAGACTGCAGGAAACTCTACTACTTCCCATTTATCAGCATGATCGTTTGTTTGTTGTGCTAATAATTTTCCTGTAAGATCCTTTGTGGACCAACGAGTCATAACTATAACAATAGCGCCACCAGGTTGTAAACGTTGTCTAGGTCCAGAGGTGTACCATTCGTAGGCATTGTCCATTGCTGTTTGACTAAGTGCGTCTTGCTCGGAGTGCGGATCATCAATAATAAGGAGATCAGCACCACGCCCAGTAATAGCGCCACCCACACCAGCAGCAAAATACTCTCCACCAGCGTTAGTTGTAAAACGCCCCGCTGCCTTAGAGTCTTGTGATAAGCTGACAGTCGGGAAAACATCTTTAAAATCTTGTTGATCAAATAAGTTCCTCACTTTCCTACCAAAGTTATACGACAATTCTGCAGTATGTGTAGTCTGTATTATCTTTAATTTAGGCTTTTGTCCAAGCATCCATGCAGGAAATAAATTTGATGCAAACTCTGACTTTGTATGTCTCGGCGGCATATTCACAATAAGTCTTTTTATCTTTCCACGTGAAATGTCTTCAAATTTTTTTGCAATAATTTTGTGATGTGAACCTGCAACAAAGTCTGGCCAAACTTTTCTTACAAAAGTTAAGAAGGTGGAACGGGACTCCTCCGCCAGATTTATTTGCATTTTTCTTAATTCGTATTTTAAAACATCGGTCGGTATTTTGTCTGAAATCATAAAAAAGTTATATCATACTTTCTGTTTGTGTAAAACTTACGCTTTACTCCCCCCCACGCAAAAGGGGGCGAATTGGGTGGGGTGGGGGTGCGTGGAATACCAAATGTTGTATGCTGGGCAATCTAAGTACCTAGATGTTGTTTGTGAGTGAAGCATCACCTGAGATGGTAGAAGCTGCTGGGCTGCTCACCACGCTGCTGCCTGGAGAATTGTATCCCAAAAAAAAAGGGGGCTAATAAGCCCCCTCGCCGATCCTATAGGAAATAGTTATCTCGGTAGTTTTTCTCTTAGCTTAGACATAACACGCTGACCCCATTCGCTAACGTATCGTGGTGCGTTAGGGTCAAGTATTATGCTTTCAACTTCAGACTCCAAGACTTTATATAAAGCCTTCCAATTAATATTATCAACATGGCTTTGCTCAGTAACAGGTTGATCTTCAACTGCTCTTACACCAAAGGCATTATTAACTGCTGATAATTGTCGTGATAAGTAGTCATCATTATTCGGCATTTTGATTTCTCCTTTCTAATTACTTCTTACTCCCATTTAATCTTATAGTCAAATTCTTTTTTACTTTTCTTTTCCACAACAACTTCGACAGACGCTACTGCCGTAGCCCCATGTGTACCTATACTATACTACTATACATAACTGCTAAGTAATGGATAATGGAAATGGAACTAGCAGACGCGAGTGCTTCACATGTGTACCAGCACCATCTACTATTAACTATGTATTACTGCTAATCAATGGGAAATGGAAATGGAAATGGGGCGAACAAGTCGCCCCACAAACTACTTAGGCAATTTATCGGTACTAAGCAGAAATTCTAAAGTCAGCTACTTCATCAATCGTTGCTTTTTTGTTTCGTGAAACTGTTGTTTCCGATAAAGGCATAGCTTGTATTTGTTTATATTGCGTTGGTACTTTGCATTGATGATACGCAATCTCGCCAAGTTTTTCCTTGACCAACTGCGAGTCAATTTTAGCACCCAGTTTTTGTGTGACATGTAAAGAGTAATCCCTCCCATGCAATAGGTTTGCATTTTCACTCATAGACAAGTCTATCATCAGTTGTCTGTTGACTTTAATAAAGTCTGCTAGAACTTTCTGCATTGTTAACGCTCGACCATAAGCGTCAACGATAGCTTGTTTATTTCTTTTACTTACACTAGCAGGACTTTGTTGAGCCTTTTCTAGCACTTCTAATATATTAACAGCTTTTGACATTTTATTTTCCTTTCGTCTTTCTAGTTAATAAGTCTTATATAATCCCATTTCATTAGAAGTCAATAGTTTATTTTAATTTTTTTTTCACAGGACTTCCGTGCCACAGCAGGTGACGTCCCCCGTAGCTTCTACTATACTATATACACCAAAAGATTTGGGTAATGGAATGGAGTGGAGAAACTCACAGGAAGGATTTCACCAGCAGGTAACCCGAGAGCAGCAGAAGCCCCGCGGTCGGGTGATGTGTGGCCAGGAGCAATGCGATGATCAGGATCATGATGCATGCACCATCTCCTGCATCAACCCCCACGCTTCAGCGTCCTGCTGCACCAGCACATGCGCTCCGTCTCCCCAGTCCAGGTACCAGTATTCCAGGCGATGGATCTCGCGGTGTTCGTTCACGTATGCGCGCAGCTCGTCGCTGGGTCCGCCCCAGCTGAACTGCCAACGCCAATACCCTTCAACCTGGTCGGTGAATGTATGCGGTTCTACGTAATCAAAGCCGAGCGCGTAAAACTCTCGGTCTTTCAGGTCTTCCTGCCTCTGCTGCCACTGGCCGTGGATCAGCTCCTGACAACTCTTTTCTTTCTTTACTGCAGTCATGTTGTTCCTTTCTAATGTAGGTGAGTCAAGGCGTCTGACTGCCATGCTAACGACAGTTTACGGAAGCCTGTGGCTCTCCAGTCGGCTTCACAGGTTCTCCTCAGCTCCTGACTCTAATGTGTGGCCGTTCGCGAAACTTCGAAACGGATTCGGTAGCCACTGTAGTGATGACTTATACTTATGCCCACATAACACTGTTTAACAATGGCGTGGCGGCTTTGCCTTCGGTAGCTCGTCATCACTAATACTTATATAGTCCCATCTTATTAGATAGTCAAGAGGTAAATTAATTTTTCATCTACACGCAGTTCCCAGCAGGTGACGCTCCTGTGTCATCTACTACTATGGTACCGCGACCCACGGAACTTGGGTAATGGAAATGGAGAACTTCCCTGGTACAGCAGGTTACGCTGCAGCTCACCGATCCATGATGCGTGTAGAAAGGGTTGGTTTCCGCCAATGGACTGGCATGGCATCTCCGTTGGTGAGTTACCCGCAGCTGCAGACACAACTATTACTATGCCTCTGGATTGGGCGTGGGCAATGGAAATGGAGAATGGAGAAGGTGTTCGTGGATCCCCGACCAGGCAGCAGGGGACGCGGGAAGGTTAACCCTGTACTGGGGGGCTGTGGTGGGGGTAATGGACAATGTAGAATGGAGCACGGAACAAGGAAAGATATACAGTGCTCTCTCTTTGAGGTGCTGAAGCATAATGAACGATCTTCCACCATGTAAAGTATGCTTAATATTCCACACTTTTTGGAAAGGGCTAATGTTTATCTTATTACTTGATGTTACTTTCAACTCGACAAAAATGTTGATCCCATCAGAGATGCCATGCAAGTCTGGTACACCTTGATTTACCCACGACTCAAACCGAGTCCAATGGATATTAGGCAAGTTCTTTCTCACCATTTGCCATAACTTTGATTCTGGTTTCAAAAAGGCATACCAAAATAATATAAAAACACAGCAATTATAATTGCTAGTTTCCAATTAAAAGCTATCAACAATACAAGTAGTAAAAGAACTATTTGAATCATGGTGCCTCTTTCATCAGTTCCAACATCTGATAATAATAAATTAATCTGAACTCTAAATTTTCTGCTGTTAGCATGGCTCTTCGTAGGTTTTCCACTCTACGCCAAAACAACGCAGGAGTCATAGGTAATTTAACATAATTATACTTATCTGGTCTTATTAATATTAATTGCATTATTCTGCCTCCCAATTTTCTATCCAAAATAGTAAATGCTTACTATCACTTTGAATATCTAGACTAGCATCTTCTTTATTCTCTTCTAAATACTCTTTAACTTTTTTTAAAACTTCTTCAGCTTTTGTTTCCCTACTTTCTTTTTCATTTTCTTGTTTTGTTACTTCACTAGCTTGTTTCATCCATAACTCGATGTCTTGTGTTGTACTCATTCTTTCTCCAACTTTACTTCTGTTTCCGTATCTTCGTGATTATGCTCATCAACTGGTAAACCACCAATCTTATTTATTGCATCTTCTACATCTACTGCCTCAACACTTTTATAAATATCTTGAGCAGTATAACTTTGTATGACTGTATATTTAGGCATAACTTTCTCCTTTCCAGTAGAGCAAATGAATATACAAGACTAACAAGTGCGACCCAGTATATCCACAGTCGCCAGTGTTTAGATGCTCTAAAACCTATATAGTCCCATTCTATTTTATAGTCAAGACTTATTTTCTAATTCTTTTACTTCTTCAAAAGTAGTTTCAATACTGTACTGTTCTTTGAGATCCTGTAACTTCTTCTCAACCTCTTCTCTTGACATGGAATCTATCGTGCCTGTGAGTATCTCTTTTTTATCAACATACAACCCAGCAATCTGTCCACGGCGAGTCTCTGCAGCGACAGCAGCATTATAATTACCAGCAGATGACGCTTGGTCTCTAATTCTAGCCAATGTAGATAACGACCTCTCCTGAGTACACTTGTACCTATCCAAGACAGCCCTTCTCTCCATATCAATCGCTTTCGCAGTTAATGGAGATCTTTCAGGGTTTTGCAGTTCAGAAGCTCTCACCCGTGCAGAACCAGGTGCATACCCAGCATCAACTGCACATTGTGTAGCTGTTTTCAAACCTTCAGAATGGACAAGGAATAATACAAACCTTCTTTGTTTTTCTGATAGTTTTCTATCAAACAATGCGTCTGAGAACGCTTCAGGTATTATTAGTTCTTTATTATCTTCCATAATGCATCAATCTTATAGATGTTTTTGTTAAAAAAATATATTTTACATAAATATCTCATGAAATGCGAGTTTTTTTCGTAAAATATAGATATTTTGTAACTTCTAAATATTTGTAAGTTACACAAAGTTACAAAAAAAGCTAAGTATTCTGCTACTTGTAACCTTGTTACCTTGTAACTTGTACTTTACAAAAAAATAATTAAAAAAATATTTTGAGTAAAAACATCTATTAGAAACGCTGTTTATGAGAACATCTTCGGGTCTTCCCGAACTAATCTAAGTGCTTTGTCCAATGCCTGTCTGCCATCAGTCATGATGACTTCCCACTCTTCAGCAGTGTATACTCTATCGTGCTTTGGATTATAAAATTTAATGGAGACATCTCCACAGTGTCTACATTTATAGACTTTTCTTACTGGGCTTTCTGGTAGTTTGGTGTACATACCGTTTTATCCTTTGTAATGGAAATAATACCACGTTTTTAGGTAAATTTTCTTTAAAATATATCGAATCCATGACTTTCATTGATTCAATTCGTTCATATTGGTCGTTGGTCCGTGATGCGAGGATCGCGTCCAATAAATCGCGTTGCTTTAATATCTCTTGATCGCTCATCTTTTCTTTTTCTTCATTACCTTACCAGCAGGTCCTTTAGACTGTTTTTTAAATTTAGTACCCGCAAAGGCATTATCAAATCTCTGATTCATGAGATCGCGTTTATTTTTTGCTTTAACTGGAGAGCCATCTAATACAAATTTTTTTTCACCCTCTCTAGCAGTTTCTCCCAATCTAAATTTTCCAGTTTTATTGTTAAAAAAAACAAAATTTTTCTTTTTTTTCGGTGGTCTTATTGTCACAATACTCTCCTATGGTTTCTTTGGTTTCTTTTTAGGTTTAATTCTATTCGGATTCTTTGGCTTTTTCTTTGGTTTAATTTTACCTATTTTCTTTGCCTCAGATACTTTTTTATACACTCTATTAATGGAATCATCTAATAATTTTCTTCGTGCATCGCGTTGACTTTTAACAACTGTAGCTCTTCCAACACTCTCTCCCGCTTCACCACCTAATGCAAACCTTTTCTTTTTTCTTTGATCTCTTTTTACTTTTGCTCGTTGTAATAATTGTTCTCTAGTTAATGATGGTTTACCATGTAAAGAACCTCGTTCTTTTGAGGCTGGTATAAGTTTACCTTTGGTGCGCATACTTTGCGTTTTATCTATACCTTGTAAAAATTTCATTCTTTTTTTAGTAGCTTCTCTTCTTATTTTAGGGTCTTTACTTCTCAGATCTTGTTTGAGTTTATCTACCATTTTTTACTACCCATGTTGCGCCTTTCATTTTGACGGAGCCGCCGTAGTTAGGCATTTCGCTTCACAGGCAGCTCCTATCGGGAGTTACATATGTTTAAAAACATTTGCTACCCGAAACTATAAGGTAAAAAACATGTTGACACAACTAAAAAGGGGGTTCTTGCCCCCTCTTAACGTCTACAATGGGTCTACTATGGATAAATTTTGTAGTTTTTGAATGCTTCGGGGTCCAAGGGCGGTCCCCAATAAAAGTTGTCGAGTTCATTCGAAACCCCACCACTCCACGCTTGGTTGTAGTGCTTATTTTCATCGAGTTCCCCTTGTGAGTCACAAACCTTACACTGGTTAATGGCTTGTTCCGCCTCGAATCTAATTTTAACATACCCATTGCCTTTACAATGACTGCATATAATCATATCGCCTCCACAATATTTTTCTCAATCGCTCCCATCTTACACGGGTTGCAACTTCTCTCCAGTTTCGTGGTTCGCGAACAGCGTTTTTTGACACTTTCACATACTCACGTAATAATCGTTGTTTTAATGGCGTCTTGCGGCCCATTCCATCCCCTCTTTCTCTTTCGCTAGTCGTTCCGCTTCTACTCTATTTTCTAATTCTTCAATTTTTACATTTAGATATATTCGCATGGACCATCTTCCTAAAAAAAATCCTAATACAAATACGCCTATAATGGCGGTAAGATGCCATAAATGAAACATGAAACCTCCTTTCTATTCATTATTATTTAATAAATTATAACATTTAATACAATACCAGACATAAATAAATTTACCTTCCTGGTTGCCCATCATATTATCAGTAATGTATTCTCTACCACATTTATTACAACATTTCTTTTCATACTTCCAATCAGGTTTAAATTTTCTATACGATTTAAACTTTGGCATTAGCGTTTGTGTTCTCACGCGGCTAACTTTCTTTTCCTTGCTTCTTGTTTTACTAAATAGGTTATTTGCATGCCAGCCGACCGATCGTCGGCGGCAGCTATCTTCTTCAATAATTTATAAGTTTCAATGGCTACTGCCACACTTTTGAACTTCTTCGTGTTCATCCTGTCTCCTTAAATGGCAACTTAGATAAATGTTCTTGGTATTCGATGTCGCCAAAATCGAATGCCGATTGCTCTGGTTCGTGAGCCACGGACGGTGTAAACTTTCTACCTGCATTTTTAGCAAGGTCTGTCCATGATGAAGCAAACTCCATTTGAAGTTTTGCCATTGGCTCATCTTTCAACATTTTTGCGTTGCGTGCATTTTCCAAACAAGCTTTTGCTCGTGTTAAACGCACTCCAAGACGAAATCCCTCTTTGAACGTCATCTCATAATCTTTTTTAAGTTTCATACTTTCTCCTTCATTAATGTGAGTAGGGGGATTCTTTGACTACCCCCAACC